AAGCACCCAGAAACCACCGGCATTAAATATTTCGCACGGGGAACCTGGATAAGCTGTCATCACAGCATACGCGAGGTAATTCGTAATGATGCCTTGTTGATTGCGGCGGAAAAATCCGGTAGGCAATCCCGGGCCAAAACTGTTTAGAAACGTGTTTGTGGGATCGGCCCAAGCAAAGCACCCGACAGACAGCCCGTTAGGCCCGGCAACGAACGCGCCTTGACCTGCATCGACGGTGGACGCGACGTTAGCCGCCGTGCCGTCGCAAAAATCGCCTAGAACTGCTGGCGCGCCCTGGGTGTTCACTAAACGTGGAAAATCTCCGAACATGGTATTACTCCTTAAGATTTGAGAACGATTATTTGACTAGACGGAGAAGTTCGGGAAACGCCTTTTCCATGCCATCGCCTTGCGGCTGCGCGTCTTGCGCAATGCGCGATTTATGCGCTTCGCCCGGCTTCTGTTGCGCGGCTAAAACAGATTTATAGGCGCTCGGGTGCAAATCCTTAATATCGATTTTCATCGCTTCAAGCGCGGCTTTATAAACCGCTTCGGCACTATCCATGGCAACAAGCTTGCCGACGTAAGGCTTGATGAACTCTTCGGCTTCAACGATAGCGCGCATATTCGCCATAACCTTCGCTTCGGTTTTCTTTTCCGTCGCATCGCAAGCAAGTTGAATCGCTTTATCCATGGCTTTCTTCATTTCTTTCGCATCCATCATATCTTCCTTATTCTCTTTGTCATCCATGCCTTTTGCAGCGTCCTTGTCCTTCTTACCGCCAGGATTCGCAGTTGCCGCGCCCGGGGTCTGTGTCGGTTCGTCCTTCGCTTTCGCTTTTTCGACCGGCTTGGCGGATAGCATGCTTTCAATCTGCATTAAATCTTCGTCAGAGATTTTCCCACGAAGCATGCCAAGGATACTTTCGCACTTTGGGCCGGGATCGTCCATCGCTACATTGTCATCGTCAGGCTTTTCAGAATCAAGTTTGTCCAGTAGCGCGACGATATCTTTCAAATCGGCATCCGCCGCCAAATGCGGCTTGACAGCGGCAATAATCCCCGGCTTCTTTTCAAGCCAGTTTTTCCGCTTGACGCCTTCAAGGATTTTATTTAAGTCGATCTGCGAGTCCGCAGCCAACATCTTTGGGGTAAGCACTGCGAGCAAAGCTCCGTGCGCGAGAACCGCCTTTTTACTTAGCTTGCTCATAGTTAAAACTCCTGGGTTGAAATTGATTTTACTGTCGCTTGCCACTCTAACATCATGTCCAGCACGCCCAACTTGCACCAAAGCAATATGGTTAAACTTAATGTCGCGCATCACGCCATCGTAATGACTGCCGTCCGGCGAAACGCCTGGAGTCATGTCGGGGCGGTAATAATATGCGCAACTGATTTCCTGCTGCCGACCGGTTTCTACACCGCAGATTGCGTCTTTCGTCCAAATTACTAACGATTGATCCAGGTACGGCGCGTTGAACACTGCGTCCGTGCCTGTCGCTCCGACGATCGAATCCGGCTTGTGATCTGTCACATCAACCGCAACATGGTCGTTCAACAGAGGGATGTTATTCGCCGTTGACGCGCCCTTTTTCAATTCTTCCGGGTCACGATAGAGCAAATACACTTTATCGGCTTGCAATCCCAGTTTTTGATAATCCGGGATTTCTGCTCCTGCATATTGGCAGACGTTCGCTTTGCTGATATGCGTCAAAGCGATATGCATCCGCCCATCTTGGTCTACTGTTCTGACAGAGGCTTTATCGAAGGTTAGGGAATCGTTGGCGCGAGGGTGATCCGACTCTTTAAAATCGGAATCCTGCGCATTCTCCCGATTCATGACAGCGATTTGATCTTGCGTGTATCCGCAATAAAATCCTGCGTCTTCTCCCAAGGCGGAATCGAATTCGACCTCAGCGGCAGAAGCCGGTTCATAGCGCGGGGCATGCCTCCTATGAAAATCAGCCCACAACTCGCCTTCATGACCCAACAACTCGTGTCCCCATATCGACGGATCGTTTTCATCAATCCGTCCAGTTGTCGGCATTTGCCTTTTCACAGTTGCCGATTGATTCTGCGCTCCAGAAACAGCCTTAGTCTGAGGAGATGCGGCATTCGACGAATACTTTTCCAATTCTTTCGGCAATTCCCCTCCAGAGTGATACCACTTCTTTTTGTCTGCGTCCCATCTTGCGCCATGCTTCTTCGCATGGTCTTTGTCGTCGTATTTCACATTCAAGTACGTCCTTTGCACAGCTTCTTTTTGTTTTCTCTCTTGACGCTCATGTGTCCCGAAATTTAATTTGTCAGCCAACCATGGAGCCATCGATTTTATTTCGTATCCATGCGCTTTCGACGCGCTTTTTGGAATCCACAGCACGTCCTTTTCTCCCTGACCGGGATTTTCAACTCCATACGCAGCGTCGGTTTCTTTTATTATTTTCTTCGGGACAGTCAAGGTTTCATGCTCAGTCGGCTTTTCAAAAGGCTTCGCCAGAGATTTTTCTCTTTCTTCCTGCCTTGCAGCAGCCGCTTCAGATTTCCGTTTCGCTTCTTCAGATTTCCGTTTCGCTTCGATTTCCGCCCTTTTTATCGCGGCTTGTCGATAAGGCTCCGCCCTCTTTTCTCTTTCTGTTCTTGCACGCTCTTTTGCTTCTTCTGCGTTTTTCTGAACGACCTCTTCATGTTCTTTTAGAAGATGGTCGAACTTTCCGCTTTTAACTTGTTCTTTCCATTGAGAGCGCGAGCCTTCGCCTTTCGGGCCATGCTTTTTGTACAAATCCTCGTTCTTCTGAATGCTTTTCCTTTGCTCGTCGGAAAGCTCTCCTTTAAATTCTGACGTTTCCAAGTCATTAAACGCAGTCTTTAAATCGATTTTTTTAGACGGTTGCTCACTTGCTTTCGGCGAATACCCCAAAAGTTTTGTTACATCCTTGCTTTTGCTTTTCGGGGAAAGTTTCTTTCCGTTTAAGCTCCCGCCAGCGCCGCCAATCACTTCACCCTCGCCGTTCAGCAACAAATGCGTACCGGTTTGGGACGTTATCCAATGCTGTGAAGCATCCTTCGCCATCTTCCCCATAGCTGCGTCAACCACTTCTCGCATGCCGTGGTGCATCGGCTCAGGAGCATCTACCAACTTGCGCCAAACGAATGCCGTATGCTCCGATTTATCGATTTTCGGCGTAAATTTATGACGAACAAACATGCGGTAGGTAATGAAATCCACATCGCTGCCGCTATCGTCTTTACTAGACGTGTCGGCTAGCTGTTCTAGCTCGCCATACGGCATTGCGCCGATCTCTTCTCGCGTTTCGCGCTTGGCGGTTTCTTCCGGCGTTTCGTCTTCGTCAGCTCTGCCGCCTGGAAAATCCCATTCGTTCGGATGATTCGCGTCGGGAGAGCGCAATAGGAATAGCGCCTCTCCTTCAGGCGTGACCAGCATTATTCCTGCGCCTTTGATTTTTTCGTCAACTGACATGATAAAGTGACTTTACAAATTACCGCAAACACAAAACTGCGCTAGCTACAATCAGCGCGCACAAAACCAATATCCCGGAAATAAGCAACATGTCGCGGGCAAACATCGGCACAGGCTTGCGCATATAGTAATGATAATGTCGCACTCCATTTTCTTGCGACGATAACGAAAGTTGCGCGCCTTCCTCTGCGCAAGCAACCAGCTCTTCAGATTGCATCAGCAGCGGCTTTTTATAAAACCAACCTCCATCGTCCGCAAGCCAAATGGTTTTCGGAAAGACGACCGGCGGCGCGCCTTCCGGTTTCGTTATCAGCTGCACTATTTGAGCGGTCATGTTAAAACGTCCCCTGGTTGACCAAAAATTGCCCGACTGCCGATGCCTGAACGGTGCCTGTTGCCAGCCATTCGTACTGGAACAATCCAATCTGATCGGCAAGTACAGCGCAAGTGTAATTCCCTGTTGACGGATTTAAAATTGCAGAAGAGTAATCCGTCACGACGCCGCTAGGCGATTTCACCCTAAAAGCCAAATTCTGCGCATCAATCAGTGCCCCGGTAGGCGTCGTTAAAGCGATGCTTACCTGAATCAATGTCCCTTGCGTATAGAAGTTCATGAGTTCTCATTTACGCGAATTCGAAAAGCTTTTTGATCTTTCGTTTTTACACTAAACGCGGAGGCATCCAACACAGTCATTCTTGCGATTATCGGGCCAACGAACGGTGAGTAGCCTGCGACTACGCAAGTGCCAGCTGCTGTGCCTGTTGAAACTGCCGTTGCGCTAATAAATCCACTGACCGCGCAAGTGCCAGCAGCGGTACCCGTTGAAACAAAAAACGAGCGTCCGGCTGCATTCACCGCGCAAGTTCCAGCCGCTGTGCCTATTGAAACAGCAAATGCCGCGCCTATCGCTTCAACTACACAAGTTCCAGCCGCTGTGCCCGTTGAAATAGCAAACGTGCCACTAAACCCGCTCACTACACAAGTGCCCGCGGCTGCGCCTGTTGAAGCCGCAAATGCAGCGCCTATCGCTTCGACTACGCAAGCGCCTGCCGCTGCACCTGTCGAGACTGCTGTCGCGCTGCTAAACCCGCTTACTACGCAAGCGCCTGTCGCTGCACCTGTCGAGATCGCAAACGCCGCGCCTATCGCTTCAACCGCGCAAAAGCCATTTGCTGCGCCTGCCGAACTAAAAATCGAGTGTCCGACCCCGCTTACCGTACAAGTCCCGTCCGCGGTTCCCGTTGCGGTCGAAGCTCCTGACGATATAAAAAATCCAGGCAGCTGATTGCGAAAAACCTGCCACGGATTTTGAATCGTCGCGGTAAGCTGCAATATCTCTTGATCCGTCAACGCCTGGTTGAACATCAACACAACAGCCGCTTGATCTAGCCATTCTTGCGAGATCGACGGATAGCCTTGTGTCGCGCCTATAATGACGTTCGACGAACTAGGACTGCTTGTTCCGGCGCTAGTGTCGGGAGATGTTCTTTCACCAAATGCAAACCATGAAATCAACCCGGTCCCAGGGTTATATCGGCAAGCGACCGGGGTGTCAACGTAGGACGCGATTGTTACATTCGATTCTTGATAGTCGGCAACGCCGAAAAACGTCAATTGTTGACTTGTAATGTTTCCTTCCGACCCGCCGCCTGCCGTAATTCCGCGTGACCATGCCCACCCGGAATTGGTGGCAGCTATCCTTGAGTAATCCCCGCTGCTGTAGTAGTCCTGCCCTGCCGCAGCCTTCCAAATCGAAATTAACGTCAGCCCGTTCGCAGTATCTATCGTGACGTCCGACAACGCTTGCGCGCTTCCCGCGTAAGATATTCCTGACTCGATAATGTTCTGTAGATACGCGCCGTTATTCTGCCAACCTATCCCAGTAACTAAGTTGACGAAACCGACGCTCGGCAAAAAAGCTAATTGAAGCCCACGCGCCAACCAATGAGGATCAATCTGTATCGGTTGCTGCGGTTGCCGCCCTTGATCTGCGGCAGGCCAAACGACGCTGGACAAATCATACGGCGTACTCATTTACGTGCCAGGACTCCACGGTGTTGCGGTAAGCGTGCAGCCGGACGCGATTGTATATCCCGTCCCGTTGTTGTACAGCCAGTAATCGCAATCTGCGGAAAGTGGAACGGCATTAATTGTCATCGTCCACGTCGTCAAAACGTTGGACGTAGATGGAACAGGATTAAACGTTCCCGCCACACGACCCAACAGCGATGCGGAAGGCGTTGGGCCTTGCGTCCCGGACGGCGTGCGATCAACCGCAATCAATTGCACCGATCCCCCGGAAGGGGCCGTTCCAAATGTCGCGCCAGTCAAACAGAAATCGGCAAGCAAATATGCAGCGGAAAGCGCAGAAATTTCCAATCTCATCGCATCCGCGCTATTCGCGTAAGCATTGTTCGCAATCGCATTCGCGGTTGTCAACGTTACCGGCGTTCCAGAATCGCGAATCAGAGGCGTAGACATTTAATATCCGTTCGCGTTAAGAACATTCGACACGCGATTGTAACTGATCGAATCAGGCACCGTGCAAAGCGCTATGATCGCTGCCGCTTGCGTCGAAGTCATTAGACCGTCGGTAACAAGCGCGGCTAATTGCGCTTGCGTTGCCGACAAAGATATGTCGAGAATGCCTTTGTTGAGCAACATAAGACCCCAATATAAAGGAGATGTGTTTGCCGACGCTGCCGATTCCATCGCACCAAGCACAACAGCGCCATCAACGGGATCCAGCGCTTGCAATACATTGCCAATGCCTATTCTCGTCGTCACCTGTTTAGTCAAGCCTACGCTTATTTGTGCCGCGATAGCAACATCGCCAATCGTTTCGCGAGTCTCCTTCGTCAATCCGGGATAAGCCGCCTGAATCAACGACAAAATCTGGGTGTCAGTCATATCAACTCTCAGACGCCATCGTAGCCGTCGTCAGCTGCGGAGTCACGCCTGTAGAAATTGCAAGCGAAGGCGTAATCGGCCCCGCATACAAGAATTGCGTTGCGCCGGAAGCTGCAACGCCAATCGAAAAATAAGTTGCGGTAGTTGAGCCGCCTGTGCATGCGGGAAAAGAGATTGCCGCGACAGGTTCGACAGTGTTTGTCGAAACAGTCCAGCCGCCAGACGTTCGCGCAACAGCGACGCGGGCATAACTTGTATAGGCAACCTCGTTCGTCGATTGATTTCCGCTTGCCGTGGGGTCGGCAGTATGCAGCGCCACGTACAAATTTGTCAGCGGCGAAGAAGAAACGTTCTGAGCAATCGTCGCTAAAGTCGTTGCGTTGAATAATAGCGCAAGCAACCCGTTAGACCAATAACCGCTTTTTTCGCCAGCCATAAATTATCCGTTCGTCCTTGTTGCGATGTTAGTTGAGTGGGCAATTAAACGCATTGAACAGCGGCAATTAAAATCCGTGCCCGGCCACACATATTTTTTCGATACAAAAGAGTATTTCCCCTCTTTCATGTTAAACATCGTGCCACTCCAATGCACATGCTCAGGGCGCGGCTCTTTTCCCGCATTAGAATGCACCCACTGTGCCTCTTCAATCCCCAGCCGTTCCGCTCTAGCTCTCAAAATCTCCGCAGAGGCTTGGTTGTTGGATGTCCTAGCAATCAACGATGCCCGACGTTTGGTGATTCCGTATCGGTTTTGCAGCTCTTCGCGCAGCCCTCCGAGATCACGCCCAGCCATGACGGAGCGCATAACGATCTCATTCACATCCGACAGATGCTCACTAGCAATCGTTTTAATGAGCGAAACGTTTTGATTAACTGCCGCTGTCAGAATATCTTGAATGACCGGCGTCACCTTGAATTCGATAGCGAATCCAGCCTTCTTTAAAGTCGCTTTAAGCGCGGCATCCGTTCGGTCTTTGTTTGCTTGCATGTAATACGCGGCCATTTCAACAGCGGCTTCAGCAAACTTGCGATTCCACTTTTTCGCTAAGCGCTTCATAACGAGCGTCAAGAATGCTGCCGGGCTGATGTCTTGTGCCATTTCCGGCTTATTCGCTTTGTACGCGGCGCTCAACCAGTACACCAACGAGTTTTGCATCTCGTCGATGAGGCGATCAAGCTTGCTTTGGTATTCGCGGATCAAACCTTCGTTCGGGTTGATTGCCGCCAGTAGCTTACGCTTTCGCTTCATCTCTGAAACCGGTAAATAATTTTTGCGCACGAAGATACTTTTTCGCTTCAGCGGAAGAAGCGTGATTCGGCACTTCAATATCCAAAGCGCGAACAGTCATCGCCAGCAGCGAAATGAGATTCCTATTCTGTGCTTCCAGCCGCCTAATTTCCAATGCGTCTTTATTAGTCATTCTTCGTACAGCGCCTCGTTAAAACTCCTGACCAGAGCGAGCATAGCGCCCGACCTACGCGGCATGTTTCGAATATTCGCTGTCGCGCCTTGATTGATAAACTGTTCGACTTGATCGAGTTCGATGTCTGCTGAATGGTTTTTGCTTTGAATATTTTCGATTTGCGCAGCTGATAGGCCAAACGCAAATCGACTTTCAGGAACGATTACCTCTTCCGTTCCATCTTCGCGCATCCGAACGAAACTGAATTTTAAACGGAACTTTTGATTTTTCATGTTACGAAGCGGCATCCTCTTCAGGCTCGATGTCCTCTTCAGAATATCCTTCAAGCTCCAGACCGCCAATTTCAACCGCACAGTTGTCGAAAGTTGATTTTTGACTGCGCGTTTCTTTGACGACCGCCTCAATCGGCGCGTTAATTGTTTCAATGTCGATCTGTCTCATCATAAACCCCTTTACGATTAGTTATTCGGCAGCAAAATTGCGGACGCGGCGGAAATTATAGCATTAATTCCAGACGAATTCGCTATCGTAACCGTCGTAAAATTTGCGCCGTTCGTCGTGATCGTAGCGAATTCATTCGCGCCGCCAGTGCCGACCGCATCGACAGACGAGCCTGTGCTTAACGTATTGAGATAATCAGACGACTGCTCAATCGTCGCTGTGGTCGCGGCGCTCGCCGTCCAAGAGAATGTCAAACCGCCATACCCCTGAATCGCCCCATTCAACATGTTGTATTGCGACATAGGAATGACCGGCAATTGCGCTGTCGTTCCGGTCGGAACGACAGACGGCACCGAGATTGCAATCGGCAATTGCGAGTTACCTGAAATGCGCAAAGGATAAGCAGACGCGCCAGGCAAAATTAAAGTAGGAATTGCTGAAATTTGCGCGGCAGTCAGCGCAGCAGCTTGTGCAGTCGGCATCGCTGTCCATTCTGCAATCGTCAGCGCAGCTATTTGACTCGACGTCAACGCTTGAATCTGGCTTGTCGTCAACTTGGCAAATTGCGCGGTCGTTAGACCAGCAATTTGCGCCCCGGACAGCGCTTGAATTTGATTCGTAAGCAACGCTTGAATCTGCGCGGTCGTCAACCCTGTCGTGGAAACCGCAGGGATTTGTGCAGTCGTCAACGCCTGAATCTGCGCGGAAAGCAATTTTGACGCCTGTAACGTGTTTAGTGCTGCAAGACTAAACGCCGACAACGATGCCACTTGACTTGTAGTCATTGCCTGAATTTGCGCGGTCGTCAGCGCTTGCGCATCGGCAGTCGTCAGTCCGCGAAAAACCTGATTCGTGTTGAGTGCGGCAATTTGTGCAGTGGACATCGCCGCAAAATCGCCAGACGGCAATGCAATCACAGCGGCAACCGGCAACGCATTCAACTGCGCGGTGCTTACGGATGCAACCTGCGCTGTCGTGAGTCCAGCTAAATTCGAACCAAAGCTAGTTGCTTGCAAAGTGGTTAGCGCAGCGACATCGGTCGCCGTCAGTGTCGCAACCTGTGCCGATGTTAGCGCTGTAATCGCGTCAGACGTAAGCGCAACAGCTTGGCTAGTCGTCAGCAACGCGATATTGGCGGTACTAAAAGAATGAATTTGATCGGGGATGAGTCCGCTTGAAATCTGGTTTGTCGTTAGCGCTTCAAATTGTGCCGAGTTGATCGCTGCCACTTGCGGCGGACTAAACGCGCCAATCTGCGCAGTCGTTAATACGGAAAAATCATTCGTCGGTAGAGATGACGTCTGAAGCGTCGTTAAACCTTGATTAATCTGCGCAGGAGTCAGCGCGGTCACTTGAGCGGTCGTCAACGCCAAAATTTGCGCCGTCGTCAAGCCTGGGACTGCGCCTATTGAGATTGACGCAACTTGCGCGGTCGTCAACGCCTCATTGATTTGCGCCGTGCTTAACGCTTGGACTTGTTGAGACGACAAAGCCGCAACATCTAACAAGGGCATATCCGTAAGCGTCGCAGTCACGAAAGCAGGAATTTGCGCAGTCGTTAATCCGGGCACTTGGTCAGGAAACAGCCCAAGGATGTCGTCCGTCCCTGCCGCAGCAATCGGAGCGGTGCCTAATGCCGATATTTGCGCAGTGGTCAATCCTGTAAAAATCGAACTCATCCTGGCAATCCTAAATTAATTTTCGCTTCGATTAAACTTGCGTTCAGCTTGTGCGCAGCATCTTCCTGCTGCTCTAAAACGATGCACATTTTCGCGACTTGAAGGCGAAAGCTGCGCAAATTGTCGTTAAAATCGGAAACTGCCGCCTCCATTGTCGCCAAATCTTCTTTAGTCATGATTCGCAAATCGCCTCTTTGATCTTTTTTCGCGTTCGGCTGATACTCGATTTAGCCGTCCCGACAGGAACTCGATGCTCGTCGGCAATCAACTGATATTCATCAACTTTATGAGATGAGCCTGTTAGACCCATGCCCGTGTTAAGCCAAGACACGAAGATCGCCTTGTGCAGCTTTTGCTTAGCTGGCGCACAGCGCCTACGAATGCCGCAACTAAAAAGATTATCAAGCGCCGCATCTGCCTTTTCAATGTCGCTTCTGTTTTCGCAAATCCGCGCCGGATCGGCTCTTAGATCAAGCATTGATTCCAAATCAAAGCCATCATCAAAATTACCAGGAAGATCGTCAGCATGATAAACGTCTACAAACGGCATTTTCTTTTCTTGTCTAAATTTATTCTTGAGAAGATTCAACGCTATAGAATTAATCCACGTTGATAAGGCGCTTTCGCCGTTAAAACTCTCTCTCTTCGTCAAGGCTGTCAAAAAAGCGTCTTGAACGATCTCTTCCGCTTCCGCTTCTCTGCCGGAACGGTAGCGACAAATAAAAAGGAAAATCTTCCTTCTATCTCGTCGATAGCAATCAGCAACTTCTTCAATCGTCAGCATGCTCGTCATTATTCTTGTCATCCTTTTCTTCAGGCTCGTGCATGTCGTGCATGTCTGGGTCTTGCGAAGGGTCGGCAGGAGGTTCGATCTTTGCGTTCAAGTCCAGTCCGGTGTAAAGACTGTCCTCCTGCTGCGCAATTCTCGTCCGTTCTTCCTGCGGCGAAATGACACCGGCATCGATCAGCGCCACGGCTGTGTCAGTTTCTGTCTTGCGCATCGCGGATAGTTCAGTTTCTGTCGGAGAATTCAACTCGACCCATTTAAACCCAATGTCGGAATCGATTTCACCGAGAGTCGAGAGCATGACCAGATTCAGCACTTTACTCAATAACGGCGTATAAATTTCCTGATTTGCCGAGCAATTGTCTTTGAAAATCTTTATTTCGCCTTCACTAGAGGCATTCAAGCCTTTCGGTGTGATGCCTGTCAGATAGACCAAAGGCACCCCGGTAGGAGCGCTCATTTGCTCTTGCGCCTGCGCCTGTAGATCAGCCAGCCCTGCCAAACTTGCGGATACGTTGGAAAATTCTTCCGTATCCTTGTTTATGGCATTAACACCATGATTATCGCGCCCGAGATTGAATATTTGCATGCGCGCAAAGAAGTCTTCTGCACCTTCATTGTTTAATATCGCGGACATGTCCGTTGAAAGAGTCCACACCGTGAAAGAGTGAACAAGATCGCTAACTGATTGCCGCGTCCGAAGCCAGTTGTCCACGTAGGGCGTCATCATCTGCGGCAACGACAACCCGGCAAACGAATACGCAGGTTTTAAAATGTCGGGAACAGGATGCGGCACAAAAGTAAGCAGTCGCGAACTGTGCACTTCCTTGCCCATCACAAACCAGCTGATCGGCTTATAAAACGTCTCATCTAACAGGTCATCAGCGTTATAACGATTCGGGTAACACCAAACCGGTTCGATAACCGTTAACCGTTTGATCGAGTTCAACCCTATTTTGCTCTTCGACTCAATTAACTCAGTCGTCAGCTCATGCTCGTCCAATTGATCGGATTTCAAACCGACATCGATGAATATCTGCGAGCGCCCGAATCCTTCCGCTTTCCAAATCGCCTCGTGAAATACGCCTTGTACATTCAAGCGTTTGAACTCTTTTTCGATCAGTTTTATTTTGTCGGACTTGTCTTCTTCGCCAACAGCCTGAAACTTGATCCAGCGCCGCGTCATTTCACGCGCATAAATTTCAGCAGGTTTTCGATATTCCGTCACCTGCATGTAATCCGCAAGCGTCATGAATCCGGGCCACGCATAGCCTTGATTGAACGCTTGATTAACGTTGCCTAGCGCAGTCATATCAGCGTAAGAGCCGCCCTGATATCCGGCGTCCATCGCCAATTTTTTGCCTGTTACGCCTTTCGGCAACACGCCTGGAGGCGGTTCTGCCGGGGCAAAAAACCTTTCGGCAATTGCTCTTTGTTCGCGTTTCGTTTTCCGGTGCATCGTTGCCACTGCATCGGCAGAAATCTTTACGCGCTTTTTTACCGGCGCGACAGGCGCAACGATTGCTGGTAAAACGACTTTAACCTCAGGCGGCGACAGCCAGTCTGCAATCCGCTTTCTCCAGTTCATTTGCTCTTCTTCTTTCTCTGTTCGTCGATCAAATCCATGCCCAGACTTCTGCGCAATTCTTTCTGACTAGGCAACGGTTTATGGCTTTTGACGCGCTCCGACAGCCACTTTCTTATTTTTTCCTTGCTCGGTAGACGGTCAGGCATGACGCACCTCGCATAAGTTATCTTGTCCGCCCAAATCCCTTCAAGGCGTCAACCATATTTTGTTTCGGGCGCTGTTCTGCCGACGGCTTGTTCGTCAAAACTATCGCCTTACCCGCCGCCATCTGTCGCACGGCTGTCGGGTTGATAATCATCTGCTGACGTTTGATCGGAGCAAATTTAATCATCACCGAATCGGCAAGGTTTGGCGATCTTGTTCCGTCCGGGGATTTGTCGATCACTATCTTGCCAACGCCATTCTGCTTATACGTCGGCTGAGAAAGCTCTCCGATAAGCTTCATGTGATCCGCAAAACTCGAAGATATCGAGATTATTTCGTCAGGATCAAACGGCGCACCCTCGACAACAGCCCTGAAAGTCTTTTGAAATCGAGTGCGCAGCGACCACCACGCTTGTGCCTTCAAATTCATAAAGTAGTCTTCGTTTTTTCGGCCTTTCACATCCTCGCCAAGCGGATTAAAAACGCTTGCGCTGCCTCTAAACGCTTCAACCTCCAACAACTGCCGTTGCATTTTTTTCCGCGTCTCGTTGATGATGCGCGCATCGCCTTTTACACCTGCGCCTAGGCCATCCGCATCATAACGCAACAGTGCGTAACCGCTTGCGTCGCACAGCTCAAAGGCATGTTCCACCGTATCGAATATGTCGCTGCCTTTTCCGCTCCACTCCTTTACATACTCAATCAAAACGCCATGCGAGCCGCACAGGGCGTTTTTATCTCGCCCTTCGTCTGCTACGTCCAACGCTGCGATTCGTGCGCCTGTAGGCTTGATTTGAAGCTTTAAATGCGCGTCTATAGCCGCCATCGCCCATTGGTGCGGAATAACGACACCTGTCACGCTGGCAGAATACGATAAATCGACTTCTTGCGCCAGCGTGACAGGATCAAGTTCTGCCTGTTGCTTTGCGTACCAAATTTCGTTCTTGCGCGGATCGTCGCGCCAGTGAAAAGTGAATACCGGTAATCTACCTGCGTGACGCTTCTGCGCAAAAGGATTCGCTAATCCATGCGGCGTGCTGATGTCCTGCCTGCAATTCGTCGTCTGCGAAAGCGACGCTTCGACAAGTTCTGGATGCTCTAAATATGCCGATTCATCGACGAAATAAATCGATGTTCTATCGCCGCGTCCTATGCCGTCGCCAGATTCCCCGGCAATAACCGCCTCAGTCTCGGGGAATATTATCCGCATGTGAGGCGCATGCTTATCGCGCTCCCACCCGCCTCTAAATTCATGCGGCAGGCTGTCCATAAACTGCCGCGCTTTGTGGAATAAGGATTTCGGCGCGCCGATTTTATCCACATATTCCTCTTTGCGCGATCCAAACCCTATCGCCATGCCATCGTAGAACAAGCACAGCGTGCAAGCTAACGACACCGACAACCACGACATGCCCATATCACGCGATTTTTCGGTAATTCCAGGTTGCCGATTCTTCCAATTAGCGACAATCCACTCGATCCATTCGATTTGTTTCGGAAATAATTTGAACGGTATCGCGACAGGTAATCCTATCTCGATGTTGCGAGGGTCAAACGTCATGCCCCAGTCATCAATAAATTTCGCGGGATTCGTTTTATAAAACGACTTTAATCCGGCCAAATCCTTTGCGTCGAACTCTTTTCGAATTCTTTGAAGCATTGCCGCACGGCGTTTAAATTCTCCAGCTATGTCCGACGCTTGCCAATTATAAGTTTCGGCAGGGAGCAACTTTGCTTTTTCAACATCGCGCATATCAACCGCATCAAGAGTTGAGAAAGCTCTCTACTTCCATTTTACATAATGTATGTTATGCGAATATTGCGCTGCAACACGCTTATAAATCAACGACTTGCAACGTTTTTCTTCGCGCAACACTACATCTAGGGAATTTTCGTGAAACAATTTGCGTTTTTGCTGACACACACACTACCGGTAGTGCGCGTTACCCGCCAATAAGCTTAAGATAAGCCTTGCTCGCATCAACGCTGTCATCGGGAATCGCAACAGGCGTAATGTCTTTTTCTGCTCGCGCCGCCTCTGCCGCCTGCTCTTTGTTGCCGTTAAGAATTGCTAAAGGCACTTTCGACGCTTCGTTGACAACTTGTGTCATTTCGGCAATTTCCATCAGTACCGAACGATTCGTGCCAGGCTCTGCGCACTCGTCCAGCTGCTCCGTTTTAAGCTCTGCAAGACGCGAAACACGTGCCGCAACTGCCGATTGCCGACATCCGACATTAGACATATTCAGTGCCATCGTTCGCAAATTGTCCGCAACCATGTTTACTAGCCCGTTTGAATAAATGGGCAATTTAGACAATTTACTTTCCCATTCTATTTTTTCTTTTGCGAGCGCTCTAATTTTTTCCGCATCGGAATTAATTTGCTGCCCGATAGCCTTGCCCGAAACGCCATACTCACCAGCCAACGTTGACATCGGCACTTTATCTACGATGTGTTTTTTTCGAATCTCATCCCATTGAAACGGACGCAATTTGCTTTTACGTCCAGCAAGCGATTTAGGCTCAGGAGGCGGTGGAGGTGGAGGTGGAGGGTTCTTTGGCGGTCTGCCGCGCTTTCTCTTCGGAGGGTCAGGAATAGGAACAGGTTTTGCTTTCACGATCAATGCCCAGTCCGATTAAAGTAACTTTACGGACACCGATCCAACCTTGCGGGCAGATCGGAACCTATGCGTATTCGCTCTTCCGTATCGAAATGTTTCTTTTCGGATTGTAATCGCTTCTTTTTCATAATTCAAGATTTATTTTTCAAAAACTCATCCATTGCCGCCTGAAGACTGTCAGAAGAGAACTTTCTTTTAGCAATTTGTTCTTTTTCGTGACTGTCTACTGCGAAATCAGCTTTAGTTCTGATCGCCCTGAGCCTGTCCAGATTCGCGCTCCTCCCTCTATTATTCGCATCAACCTCGATTTTCCATTTTGAATCGATTACGCGACCAATCCTTTGTTTCCCCATAACTTTCTCCTCAAACGACATCCGCATGAAACTTCCCGCTGCAAAGGCTATCACGGGCCGCGTGCAGCGTCGAAGCGATTGTCGAGTACCCCCTAGCCAGCCGCCTTTTTAAACGGCCTGGCGACCCTTTATCGTCAATGTAATACCAAACAATGACAATTCGTTGAATCGACCTAAGCCGCACAATCTTCTTTTCCATCTCAATCGCATCGAGGACATCGATCTCCCCCAGACTATGCCGCGTATCGGCGCTTCCCTCGGCCATATCGATGTTTTCCAGCCGAGGGCGATAATATTTAAACATCGGCGACACTTTCGAGACTTGACCGCAAGGCCGCGCCCAACGCGCCCAATTTTGCAGCCTGACATCGATAGCATAGTGCTGCGCATGCACAATGTTTAAGCCGCACACATTTTCTTTGCTCATAATTTTATCTATCCTATTTCAAATTAAAAGTCAATGTTGCGCAAAATCAATCAAAAACCCGCGAACCCGAGAACCCGCCATTTATATACCGTTTGATAAAATAAATTAAATTACTTTTTCGATGTCTTTTATACAATTTACGTTATCTTTTTTATATTTAATTAATTTTATCTTCCGGTATATGAAAGAGGGTATGAGGGTTTGTGGGTTTTAAATGATAACTAAAAAGTATATAAAACGGTTTTAATATAATTTATAAATCTTAATTATTTTTCAAATCTATCTTTATTTAACTCAAAAACTTTCCCGTTTGACATCTGACTGGCGTTTTTCACGACATTTTCTCCGTGCGCGATTATTTTTTCATTAAGATTTTCGTCGGAAAGCATTTCTTTCCTCACGAAAGCTACACGCGACCTTTCCATCCTCGTGCCGCCCCGAAAAATCCACTTTTCTTGCCCCGACTGCGGATTTTTTGAAACGTACCCGGCCTGTTGCATCCGTTTATGCAGTAAGCGCGTGGCTGAGACCACCTCCCGAACTTTATCTGCATGGTCGAATCCGTCGCGAAGCAACTCGAACCCGAATACAATCTGTGGTCTTCCCAATCGATCAAGCGCTGCATCGAAAGCGTCTTCCGGTACCCCCCACGTATTGCACACACTCTGTTTCATCACGGTGTCTTTTGCCGATGCTTTGGGATCGAACGAGGATATGTCTCGCTGCATGAGCCATGCGTTGACCGCTGCGAACCCTACTTTATCCATCCATGCCACAAGATTTTTAAAGTAGCTTTCATCATCTTCTCTTTTGAACCATTCTGAGGCTAATGGGGAATGCATGATAAACATCCGTTTATCTTCTTCGGGGATGTGCATAGCGAAAGGATCGTTTGTCGTCATGATAATCCGCAGAATGTTGATGACGTATTGCTGGTTGATGCCTTTATATTCTATCGGTAGCGTGTCAGGCGGCGCGGCGCACAACGGCTTTAAAATGTTGTACATCGCAATCGCCTGTGCTTTGGCCACAGGTTTTACTTCATCGATGACGAGTAACGCTGTTTTCAAAAAAGGCTGGAATCGAAGAAACAATTGATCCGGCCCTATTCTGCGGCAGTTCCAGTGCCCCATCGATTTTATGACGGGTTGGAGAGCGACATCTTTCCCTATTCGCGTTTCGCCCGACAAAATTATCGCGATATTGCATTTTTCATATGTCTTTTGCACCATGTGCGCGCAATAATCAAAGAAAACATTGTGCTCTTCTTTGTCAGGCCAAAGCTTTTTTACGTGATTTATCCAAGGCCACGCCATGTCCACATCACCTTTCAGGTCTGGCGGCGGAACGTATTGATTATAGAAACGTCTTCCGGGAACTGGGGAAGCTCCCGCTTCTCCGACGAAAAAATTTTCGATGATTTGAGGCTTTCCAGGCCACCATGTGGAACCTTCGACGAACTGATTCCGCTCCACGCGCTTTATGTCTTCGCTAGGCTTTATCAATTTTGCTTTTTTTGTTTTAGGTCTTCCGGCTTTTTTTGGCGCAGCTGAATCCCCTTGTTCCATGGGTGACTCAGATTCACTGTTAATTAGCCGCCACCTCTCAATAGGGATAGATGCGTCTACGGCATCAGGGCCGTTCAGGGTGCCATCTTCCAAATCCCAAAATTTTTCTTGAGATTTGTCATAAATGTAATCTTCTATTTTTGCTAACCGCCTCTGTTTTTTTGTTGCTTCGATTAAGTTTTTTTCACGCGCTTCTACACGCGCTTGCATCTCAATCTGAGTTGGCGTTTCGGTTTCCATGACGTTCCTAAGTTCGTTGTCGAATCGGAATTATATTGACGATGAACTCCTCTATTTCATAGACAAGCGCGCTGACATTCTTTTTCTCTTCATCTCTTCATCTCTTTTCGCTCTATGAAGAGATGTCGGCAGGACGCCGGATCTCCTCGCGGCTTGCGTAACGCTTTCCCCTGACGCGATTAATTTCAGGGCCGTTCTCATTTCTTCCGATCGCTTCGCTCCCATAAAACCTCCTTTACGTTTGACGACAACTTATAATAATACAAATTACCGAAAATCAACCGTTATCTTCCGCTGCATTCTCCAATTCCTCCCCGGACGTTTCGTTTATCCAATCCGTCAACTCATGCCATCCTGCGCTGGAACAAACAGAGTTGCCATGGTGACAACGAAAAGACCCGAAATATCCGTTTTCCGGCGCAGGCTCCCGAATGGCCGCGCCGGTGTCGGCTCTATCGGTATGATTGCCGATGAAAGGGCAGTGAACCTCCATCCACCCGGAGCTGTCGGGCGTGTCTCTTTTTAACATTCCTCGCGCATAAAGCCATTTCCAATAAACGAGGAACATGCGATTACGCTCAATCGCATCCTCGCTAACCAAGCGCAGCGGCTTGACAATCGTCCCGTTAATGGTTAGTTTAAACGCTTTGAGCAGCGCATCGATTGAATACCGCTTTTCGTTTAATTCCAATAAAGTCACTTTAAACGCGCCGCCATATTTCGCTTTGTCGTTGACATAACCGGGGATCCGCGCCACCCGCGTCACACCGGCTTGCCCTGGATCATGGCCGAGCAATTGCGCAGAGATGAACGCCCTGATTAATCCGTCGAACCGCCCCATATCCGTTTCCGGCCTGTCCAGGATGTACAAGCACTGATGATTGTTCGGGGACGTTTCGACAATCGATGTAGGCGGCAAAGCCTTGATGATATCTGGAGACACTTTCGACCCGAGGCCAGTTCCGACATCATCGATAAACAGCGCCCGACCTGCGTCGAAACATGCGCCTCTACGGCGGAACGAATTATCAGCAGCACGCCCGAAGCTGCTGATGGTGACGTAAGCGTTCATTTTCGGCAAAATTCCACAGTCGTACATCAAATCCTTGTCTGCCGACCATGGACGCGGCTTCCAGGCGGATGGCCCGACTTTATTCGGATCGCCTGCGAATCCGCAAACGATTAATCTTTTTTCTTTTGGCAAATCCGCTCCAAGCGCGGACATAAACTCTTCGTTTTGCGACATTTTGCCCTCAAGTTTAAATATTCTTTATCTCGGCGAGTGCAGCCCTTACCTTTGCTTGATCGAGAGCGCGGACTATCCCGTTGTTGACTTGCGCGTAAATGCCGGTAGCGATAATGCGCACAAGCGCGCCAGACTCGGAAACGCTGCCGTCACACGACACAACGCCTACGAAGCGACTACCAATCGGCAGCTTGTCGGTGTAGAGCCAACAATTATCGCGGAGAGCGACGGCAATGCTGTCTCGGTTCGCGTGGGTCATTTTATTCGTCCACAAGCGATTGAATAGTCTCGTAATCGAGTGCTTCAACGGCTTCTTGCAGCTCATCGCTCACCTCGATATCGTCCAGAGTCACAACCTCGATTTCGGCATTGATGCCTAAACTAAACATAATCCTATTTGCGGCGGCGCGGTGCGTGCCTGTAAGCATATTTCCGTCCTTGCAATCGATCAAAATCGACGGGATTTTATCGCCGCGTTTTGCAGCGCGGATTAATGCGCGCACTTTGCACCAATCGTTAACTGCGTGAATCGGGTTACAGCCTTGCACACTAGGGTAGAGGACTGGCAGCGACATGATTTTCTCCGGTTGTTTGTTGATTCGATGAATTCATAATACCACACTTACTAGAAAGCGCAAGGAAATTTAAACAAAAAATCAAAACGGGCATTTGGCGTCGGGCGGCAGGCGTCGATCATGATTCCAGGAAATATCCGTCTCAACATCATCTGGATTTTCGTCGTACCTGGCGATGCGCGTGTCTTTTTCACAATTCGAATGATGAAAACAAAACTTGACGCCGGGGCGATGCGGGTGTTTGTGCCCTGAGCAATAACAGGTCTCTTTACTTCGGTCAATGCGACCTGCTGCACGGTCGTTGCGCTCTTTGTCCAAATAAAAGCGTCGATGCCCGCAGGTTTTGCACTTTTTGAAAGAAATATATTCCTCCAGTTTTTTGCGGAACATATTTCTCGCTCGGCACCTCATGCAACGATAAGCCGTCATCGCCATATTTTACCTCCATGCTTCTCTATTCGGATTAAGCGTCGATACGCGCCGAACAGAAATCCGGGCGCTTCGCTGTTGAAATCTCTCGCACAATCTATTGCGCCATTTAATAAATCTGTGTGGTACCAGCAAAAGCAAGGCACGTGCGCCAGAACGTAATCCCTGAGTTCGACGCAGTGAGCGCACGTTTTTGCAGTTGAAAAGTTTCCGTCCCACTTCCCTGCGACTCTTTCATATTTCTCGCCCGCATCAATTTTACCTTTGCATTCTAAGCATCGATGCGCCTTTCGTGCGGATAAAACGTTTTTTACCGAGTAAAAATCTGGCGAGCTATAATCACAATAACAGTCAACCATGCTGTGCCTCCTTAGGCTCTGCCGCATCGGTAACATCCTCTTCCACCGGCTTCGCGAGCGGCTCAATCGTTCGCTCGTCGAAATACCAAGTTCCCGCGAGAAGCGTAAAGCCGGTTTGACAAATACCTTTCCGATCCATGCGTGCCGCCCAGACGTTGCAATCGCGAATCACCCCGTGAAAAGCGACTATTTCCACGATGCGCCCTGCGATTTGCGATTTACCGCTTTCCCGAACGACAATCGCTAAATCTCCCGGCTTGAATTTGCTCATAAAAACTCCTCTTAATTTAACCCCTAAACTTTCTAGTCACTCGACTTTACTTTAACACACTCGCTGATTTTATTCAAAAAGAATTTATTCGCTAGAAAGTTTGCGCTATAATGATTTTACGAAAACGATTTAGAAAGATAAAAATGGACTGTGGCGGAAACACTCATCTCGATAAGGCGAAAAAAGAAGGCCTTGTTGAATTTAACGACAGGCTTAAGCTTAAGCTGGATTATCTCTTAGCTCGGGCACGAGGATACCCCAATTCTTTTTCCCCTGTGCAAAAAGCGTTCATGTTTAATTTAACCGGCAAAGCGCTAGCTGGCGCCGGTTATCTGCCTGAAAGCAGCATTAAAATGCTTGACGAGCTATTCCGCCTCCTTCCTGCGTTTGCAGACGCAACCCGCGGAGCCTTCAACGCATGCGACCCGAACCGGGAGCCGGACAAAAAACAAGAAAAAGCGAACGACATTCAACGCGACGGCGATCATTACAAAAAATCGAAAATTCAGGTTCGGGATTTTATCGTCGCCAACAACCTTAATTATTTAGAGGGAAACGCGATTAAATATATAACGCGGCACCGCTCGAAAAACGGTAAAGATGATTTGTTGAAAGCGACGCGCTATATCCAAAAGCTGCTGGAAATCGAATATTCAGAGGAGACGGAACGAAATGGCTGAACAAAAAACTCTCCGGCAGATGGTGGAGTTGAAAACGCACGAAGGGTTGACAAAATCTACTGCGTTCAAAATCGATCCGCGTGAAATCCGGATCGAAAGCGGATTCAATGCTCGCGCTATCGATGAAAATCATGTCGAAAGCATAAAAGCGTCAATAAAAGAAAATATGCGGATCCCGCCTATCATCGTGAAAGCGGTTGGAAACGCCATTTATGTCCGCGACGGCCATCATCGCGTGGAAGCTTATTGTCAATTAATTCGTGAAGGCGAAAAAATCGATAAAATCGATGCGATAGAGTTTAAGGGCACGTGCGTTGACGAAATCTTTCTGCTTTTGACCAGTGCGCAAGGAAAACCTTTAGCTCCTGTTGAACAGGGATGTCAATTCAAAAAGTTGACGAAAAAAGGGTTGTCGCACGCGCAGATTGCCAAGAAAATTGGAAAAACCGTCCAGCATGTAGGACAGATGCTGAAACTGATTGAGCTGCCCGAAGACGTTTTGGTGATGGTGAAATCGGGCGATGTCTCAGCTAGAGTCGCAATGGCGGCAGTAAAGAAAAACGACGCGGCAGCGAAATCCGTTTTACAAGCAGGCATCTACAAAGCGCACGCGGCTGGCAGAGCGAAAGCGGTGAAAAGAGATTTAAACGACGATCAAATCAGCCTTGAAAAAGCGATCCGGCTGGAAATAAGGTCTAACGGTCTGTGGCGCGCAGAAAAGTTTTGCGAAAAACACGCCGATTTAATTGCTTATTTGCGCGGATCGAAATAATTTACAAGAAAGAAGGAGAAGCGAAAATGACAACAAACAAGCGTCACACACAAGCGATTCGGGAAAGACGCTTGGCAGCTGATGTAAAACAGTTGAATCTGTATGTTCATACTTCCGAAATCGAGGCAGTTCGGCGCTATGTTAAGCGCCTGCCTGTTACGAAAACAGTTCTTGCAGAACTAAAATTAAAGCGACTTTAATTAAATTTGCAGGATTATAAAGCGATCAAACTCCTCTTGCGCTTTCTAGTAAGTGGACTATAATTCAGTTTATGGAAATGCAAACGGGGAAGACAGTGAACAAGTACACGGTCATAGTTAAATTTGCAGGAAAGTTCCTTGTGCAGGCGACTGTTTTTGCCGACACCGGTTTCGACGCTGTGGAAAAAGTGAAGGCGAGATTGCACAGCAAGTTCGACGGTCAATTTTATTATCGTCCTTACAGAGGATAGAATCATGTCAACGCTTCTTAAATTGTTTTTCGCGACAGCGCGAAATATTTCCGAGTCGATCTCAAACAAAATTCGCGAGATAGAGATAGAGCGGATGTTCGACTGAAATGAAGCATGATTGTTCAACTCCGAATCGTCTGTTGAATGCGTTGCAAGAACATTTTGACGTAAAGTTCGATAGCGCGCTAGCGGATAAACTCGGATATTGTCGCGATACGATCACGCGCTATCGAAAAAAAGAGCATACCATTTCGCGATGCTTTTTAAATAACGCCCGATTAAAAACGGGTTGGCAAATCGAAAAAGTTTACCTGTTGGCCGGATTTAAATTATTGGAGAATGTAAATGTATAGCTTATTTAAAAATCAAGATTCACAAGTTGAGTATTTAGCTGTTTTGACGCGAGAAATAGGGAGTGAAAGACTTTTTGCAAAAGTCGAAATCGAGGTCATTAAGGACAGCTTGAAGAAGAAAACGATAAAGAAACTGATAAAAAACAACCACCCATTGCCCCAGGGTTGCACGATAGACGGCGACGCCTATTTGACGGGCTACGGCCACCAATTACCGCAGGGCTGCACGATTGGCGGGACGGCCTATTTGACAGGCTACAACCACCAATTACCCCAGGGCTGCACGATTGGCGGGGCGGCCTGTTTGACAGGCTACAACCACCAATTACCCCAGGGCTGCACGATAGGCGGCATGGCTTGGTTGGAGGGCTACGACCACCAATTGCCCCAGGGCTGCACGATTGGCGGGACGGCCTATTTGGCGGGCTACGACCACCCGTTGTCGCCGGGTTGCGCGATAGGCGGCAGCGTTTTTTTAAGAGGCTACGGCCACCAATTGCCCCAGGGCTGCACGATAAGGGGTAGCGCCGATTTGACGGGCTACGGCCACCAATTGCCCCAGGGCTGCACGATAGGCGGCAACGCTTGGTTGGAGGGCTACGACCACCCGTTGCCCCAGGGTTGCACGATAGGCGGCAGCGCCGATTTGAGAGGCTACAACCACCAATTGCCCCAGGGCTGCATGATTGGCGGCAACGCCGATTTGAGAGGCTACAACCACCAATTGCCCCAGGGCTGCACGATAGGCGGCGAAATTATCGACGACGCTCAAAACGTGCTAAAAGAATTTTCTACGAGCATGTTGTTGGCGTTTGCAAATAGTTTGTTAGACGCGCCTAAAATTGAAACTGTTGATGAGATTTTGAAAGAAATCGACGGTTTCTGAAATAACATTTAATCAAGGAAAATACCGTGAAAAATATAGTTGACAATAACATGGCGCAATTATCGTTCGCGTTACGTCTTAAAAGTTTAACAGGAACTTTCTGCGCAGCGAAGTACATGCGCGCTAACGATTGGCCACTGCAAACTGCGCTATGGATACTGGTTAATCGCGAATTTAAATAAAATTGGAAATTTTATGAGTGAACATATAAAAAACAACCGCCCATTGCCGCAGGGCTGCACGATAGGCGGCATGGCTTGGTTGGAGGGCTACGACCACCAATTGCCCCATGGCTGCACGATTGGCGGCGATGCTTTTTTAAGAGGCTACGATCACCAATTGCCCCAGGGCTGCACGATAGGCGGCAACGCTTGGTTGGAGGGCTACG